AAGGATTCAATTAACAGCGCAAAATAAATACTTTGATGATGTCCTAAATAACTGGGACACGACAATAGTTGCTGGTGATATTCTAGATTTTGAAGTGGTCAGCGTCAATAATATCAGAAGACTCCTGATCTCTTTAAAATTAAAATTATAAATAACAATAGTTCTTAAAAGTCTAACCCCCACAAGGAGTTGTTTCGATGGCATTACTAGTTCCCAATATTGGTGAAATTGAGTCTCTCCGTTATCTGATTGCTCAGAATAACTTCGTTGCAGACCTAGAAGATACCTCACCAAGAAATCTCGTACTTAAGCTTTATACGAGTAACACCACCCCAGCTGAAGGTGATGTACCTTCCACCTCTGCATATTTCGAGCCATATATTGATGGTAACGTCAATGGTTACGGAACTACTGCAAACACAGGTTATCCTAACTGCGTAAATAACAGAACAGATCAGGATTATACTCAACAGTACGGAATTCTTCTAAACGGATCTCGCTGGGTTATTAAGAACGTTGGTAGTGGTACAACCGCAACCTATCCAGAACAGACCTTCACCTTCACTGGTCCTGCAGGTAACATCTACGGTTACTATGTAACCAGAGCAAACAACATGCCTGTCGCCGTACAGGGTGTTGAGCACGCTGCTGGTGTTGGTATCGGAACAACCGTCGCCAAGGGTAACAATACTGACCCATGTATCGGTATTGTTGGTAACTCTTACTTCATCGTTGACCCACAGATCACCGTTGATGATCTTACACTCGGTCAGTATGTTGCTGGTAACCCTGGTATTGCCACTGGAACAAGAATCATTGGTCTAGACAGAGCACTGCAAGTCGTTTATATCGACAAGCCACTGATCGATAACATTCAGGCTGCAACTGACCCATCGATCACATTCAGCTTCGGTAAGATTAACGTTACCAATCATGGTCTTAGAAAGGGTGACGTTCTTTACGTCGCTGCTGGTGCTGGTAACACAACTCTTGAGTCCAACGTATACACTGTCTTCGATGTACCTAACGCAGACGAGTTCATGACAACTCCTGCACTGACTGCTACCTCGAACGGCGTACTTGGTCTAAACACCGCTACTCTCTACTCCAGCATCATGTATGCTGAGAGATTCACGAATGGTCCTTACAACATTCAGAACAACGGTGACCAGATCAAGATCACTCTGAACGTCGCACTTGACTGATACATATATACAATAGAATATTTGTCATGGTGGGGATTGCTTTGTTATAAGGCAATCCCCTTTTAATCAAAATGATTCACTAAACTATGGCAGTCTACGTATATGACAATACGAAGATAGACGTATTTGTCGCAGAAGATAGAGGTTTAATAACGTCTTCTGCGACAATAGTGGATCATGGCAGCATTACGGCACCGCCCGACGACGATAGAGACGCAGATAATTTCAACCCACATTATTACGGGGAAATCAGATACACTGGAGATGTAGCTCCATTCGGTGTAATTGGTAGAATGAATGGTAGCGGTACTAGAACCGCCTACGTTCCCCATATCAACAATACAGTACTATTTGGTATCCAAGATACCGCAGAGGAGGCCTTCACACCCGTATGGGTTGGTTCTGGCAGTCTATTCGAGATTGGTGGCGGTCTCGAAAGACTGGTTGTACCCGATCTTGGAGCGGCAGGACCATCTCCCACCATTTACGGTGGTAGTGACGTACCTGTACGTACTTACAGCGAGGTTGGATCTGGAACGCTTGCACAACTCTCCGACGATGCAGCGACATTCAAGTTTAACAGATATCCATTTGCTGGCTCTGGAACCTTAACGGTAACTGGATATAATTCCCAACAATTCCCAGACGACTACATCCCCGTTGTTAAGAATGTCCTTAAGGTTAAGGGCACTGCTCCTGAACGTACCATCACTCACTATAGACTTGATGGTAACGAGGTATTTGACCTCGATGATTATGGATTTATTACTAATATCGAAGGAGCTGACTTCTCTAGCGCTGATCTATCCTTCGATAAAACGATTACGCAGGCTAAGGATAGATCCTTTAGTGATGCGGATCAGGTTGAGTTCCTTGATTATGGCGTCATTACTGAGACCACTAGACAGGTTCCAGTTACCAGAACTATCTTCCCAGACGAACTTGCCGCTCTCTACAATGGACAGTTCTTCAGAACATTCGTTTCTGATGGTGGTACTGGTACTGGAAACTATGGTGGATTTAATGTTGGTAGACATATCAAGTTTGGTAATGCTACCAACTACCGTTATGTAGAATTCACTCTCGATACATCCAATTCTCCAGATATTTCCTTTGATATTATCAGAGGTAACTTTAGTAATGGTGGAGAAAGACCAGATCCAAATGAGGATCTATATCTCCAGTATTGGAATGGATCTGGATGGACTACCATACCAGGCAATTCCCCAAGTGTTGGCGACAGTCGATTAGTCGATTGGAATGATGCCACATTCGATACACTAAAAACTACAACTGTTGATCTACCTGCAGCAGCACAAAACGTTAATCAGAGAATCAGGGTATATCAAAACTACTCTACTGGACCTAACTGGGATCAGTATGGTATTACTCAGATTGTTCACAGAGTTGTTGAGACTCTACCCATCGAGTCTCAGGATGATGGTGAACTGCTCAGAAAACTCGGTGGTGGTCTGTTTGCTCATGCATATCAAGCAACAGGAACCGCTGCAGTCGATAGAGAAATCTATGTTGATCAACTACCAGAAACTGGTAGACTTCTCTTTGCCTTCAGTACTACTGAACCTGAACTTCTTACCTATGCTTATGAGGCAACTGGTGGAATCAATATTACTGGTGAGAACTTCTTTAGTCAGGCTCCACAAAGTAGAGTATTTGGTCTAGAAGGAGAGTTTGAGTTCAGTGGATCTGCAGAAGAATCCTTCGTTCCCGCTGAAGTTGAGGGAACTGGTCTCTTTGACATCACTGGTAGTGCCGCTGATAGGATTGAGATTCAAACTGGAGACAGGAAGGGTACATTCAGACCAACTGGATTTGCTGCTGCATCTCTATCTGTTATTGCAGAGGAGAACACTGCAACATTCAGATTTACTGGTGCGACTGCGGATCCTGGTCTTGCATTCGGCAACGAAACAACTGCTCTCTTCAATATTACTGGGGAGGCAGTAGGTCCAACTGCAACAGTATTTGTTCCACACTTCAGATCTTCGAAGGGCGATGTTATTCTCCCACCAGAAGATTGGGGATTTATTGCTCAGGCACCAGATCCCGCTCCTTACGGATACGAAGATTGGGGTTACGTCAGAGAAACCGCAACAACTGCTTACGTATTTGGAGATGTCAAGTCTGCCTTCAACTATATTCAGATCGGTGGACAACATTATCCAAGTCTCGATACCTTCTCAGTATCGACTTCCAAACTTATTATCGATACGACGGAAGTTGCTGGAATTGTCACCCTCACTCTTTCCGATCGTGGTGTTCCAGAGAAGACATTCCAGTACGTTACCTCTGGTATTACTGGTATTGCCACTTACAAAGCTGGCATCAATATCTTTGGTTACAACTGGTTCAGTCAGGCTCCACAACATACCGTATTCGGTCTCGAAGGCGGAATCACAATCAGTGGTTCCAAAGACGAGGCATTTGTTCCATTCATTGAACCTCAGGGTGTTGTTGGTAACTTCAGTGTTATTTCTGGATCTGCTGAAGTTGAATCCTTCACTGCAGATGACGTTGAAGTTGGTGATGTATACATTGGTGGAATTGCTGATGTTGCATTCACGCCTGCTCCTAAGGGATCTGGTACTATCACCCTCAGACAAGGTAGAGAAGAGGGTCAGACTTACATTAGAATTATTGATACACCAGAAGATGAATTTGGTGGTCTATTCAGAATCGTTGGTGGAGCAACAGGCGAGAAACAGACAGATTCTTACAATCAGTCCTCTATCTGGTATGGTCAGGAAGATGTCGATTATGGCAACATTCTTGGAAGTCCCGTATACGGTCTTGATCTTTCTGCTCAGGGTCTCGCAACTAATGCTGAAACCTTCGACGATGAGACCAATACTTATGACCAAGACGTACTCTTCAGCAACAGTGGTCTAACTTGGGATCAAAGTTCTGGCGGAGAGAACGTTGTTCCATCGTTCGATAAGACTGATTCCTTTGAATCTGACTTCTC